GCAAACATAACCCAATCTTTCTCTTTGCACCACGGGCCTTCTGGATATCTCTCCTTATCCTTATAACATTGTGAGCCCATAGCCATAACTAAACCTACTTGAGAAGCAATCTGTTGACGCTCTAAAGTATCTTCAGCTAATATTACTCCACCTTTAGTTTTCTCTTTCATCTTAAAAGGTAAAACTAACATTCTCCAACCAGTTGGTTTTGGAAGCTTTGGTGATTCTGTTTTTGATGATTTTACGCCAACAAGTTTATTGTTTGGTCTTAATATCGATGACTGTTCCTTTTCCATTTTGCTCCTTGTCTTCTAGCAGGTTAGAGAGTTCCTGTAGTGTTGCCTCTAAGGCATTTATCTGTCCTATTATATATCTATACTTTTCCATGTTGTCAATACCACCGGACGTTACTGATATTGATAACGCTTCTGATCTAGCTTTTATAAACTTTATCAGTTTTGTTATGACTTGCTCTAATTGCATTTTTTCCTTTTTTAAAAATTGCAGCGACTTGTGATTTACCCATAACTTTGGCACGCTGTTCTCCAACAGTTAATATTTGAATTTTTCTAGCAAACGACTTATTAACTTTTTTAACTTTTGCAACAGTATTACGAGCATCAGTAGGAGTTGCAAACTTAATTTTAACAGTGTCTCTAGGGTTTTCATCGGTGTAAAGACGACGTCCGTGTTTTTTTCCTGGATGTTTTCCTGTGCCTTTTTTTGGATCAGCCATTTAACATTTCCATCTTCTACGAGCCTGTCTTAGTCTTGAGTTAGGATCTCTCGCAGCTTTAGGAAACTTTTTCATTTGTCCTGCACTTCTCGCGCAGAATGATTTACGTCTCTTAGCAGCTTTAGATCCTGGTTTGACTTTGCCAGTGACCGCTGTTTTTAATTTAGATCCAGGGTTTTCACGTCTGTATCTCGCAACTCCAGCCTTAGTCATACCTGCACCAGACTTAGTTGATCTAAAATATTTTTTAGTTTTTGGTGGTTGTCTATCTCTTTTTCGCATTACATCATACCCATACGTCTAGCCATGAATCCACCACCCATTGCTTTTTTTCTTTTAGGTGCAAAAGTTGCAGCTCTTGAAGGTGTTGGTCCTGTATTTGCTTTTGCTTGTTTTCTAGCAACAGCACTTCTACGCTGTCCTTTAGACATTGCTCTAGCTTTCGCTATCGGTACACATTTTGGATAATTTTTTCTTTTCTCTCCACCACTTCGTCCGCATTTAGGATACGAACCATCTTTTCTTTTATTTGCTATATCAACCCAGTTTTCTTTTACCCAGGCTCTTAATCCTTTTTTGGCCATTAGACCATCCTAGTTCTTTTTTCTTTTCCTTTTAGGATTGCTCCACAGCCTCTCGCTACAGCTCCACCTTTGCTGTACATCGCTCTATCCATCATCATTCCACCGCCCATGGCTTTTTTTCTTTTCTTTTTGCCACCTGGTGTAACTTTACCTGAACATACTGCTGATGCGTACATGTTAGCGTATGCCGACGGGTACACTTTAAATTTTCTTTTCGCTGCGGCTTTACCTCTTGGACATAGTTTTGCCATTATACAAACCTCTTTTTCTTTTTATCTTTTTTAACAGCTTTATCCATTGGTGTTTTATTTTTTTTCTTTTTATCTTTTGCAATAAATTTAGCTATTCTATCTAATTTTGTTATTTCAGGTTTATTATCTAAACCATATTTAACACTTTGCATTCCAAGATTTCCGCCACCTTTAAGACCTACTCTACCACCTTTAGCTTTGTTTTCTGCAAAGGCAGTATCAATCATCTTTTTTATTGATTCAGTATTTTCTTTTTGTATTCTTTTATATGCTTCTTTATTTGATTCTGTTTTTTTCTTACTTCCTTCAAAAGTAAATTTGTCATCTTTTTTAAACGCTTTGTTCGCTGCTTCAAATTGAGTTTGACCTAATTTAGCTTTAGCTCCTTTTAATCTTAAATCTGCAATTCTATTTGCAGCTTGTAGCTTTTTTAATTTTGTATCAGGAACGTTTGTTTTAACGGATTTAATTGCTGCACCAGGATTTGGATTTTTTTTGAAAGCTTGTTTAGCTGCAGTATATATACCTTCAATTTTTTTAAACATTATTTTTTTCCTCCGTTTTTAAAAATCTGTGTGCCCTTTATACCATAAATACTCGCCACGACAAGGATCCACAAATTTGTGAACCATGACGGGAGCTGCTGGAACTGCTCAAAGAACTCTTTTATCTTTGCAGCTGCACCAGGATCGTCCGAAAAGACACCCCAAGCAATCACCAAGATGGGCAATGTGAGTACGATCAAAACAAACTCGTCCTTCCAGTCTGATTGTCTTGCTTCCAATAATTTACCTTGGTATTCGCTCTCACCTCTAGCCATTTTAGATGCATGCATGTGTTGAGCGTCTGCCATCGCCATCTTTGTCTCTTGTTTTTTCTTATAGATGTGCGTTGCAGCGTTTAAGCCAAGTTTAAGTGCACTGAACCACATAAATTAGTACGCTTTTGAGTTTCTTTTCTTTTCTGGCAACATTCTGTTCTGTCCGCCAACTGGCATTTCAGGTTTTCCTGTTGCAATATAGTTAAATGCTTGATCAGCAGTAGTTTTTGATCTAGGATCTACTTCAATACTCTGTTCTGCAACTTTAACTTCTTTGATTTTATCAAGTTTTTGCATTTTTGCTCCTTTTTTATTAATTATCGTCTATCACAACTTTAGCTTGTTGTACACCTTGCTTTGCAAGGCTAACTCCAGCACGTAATTTAGCTAAATCTTCGTTTTGTTCCATTTTATCTTCTGCAATATCACCTTGTTGCATCAATCTTGACTTAGCAATGTCTATTTGTGCCTTGTCATAGTCTCTTTTTCGTTCATTTTCCATCGCACGAAGGTCAACTTCTCTAGATTTTAGTTTTAAAAGTGGGTCAGAGTCAAATTGTGACGTAATTTTCTTCTCTTCTTTCATAAATTCCTCTGTCATCTCTGCAACAAGCACAGCTTTTCTTGCTTCAACTTGATTTGTCATCGATTGTAGCTGTTGTTGCACTTGTGGATTCATTGCAGCCATCTGTTGTAGCTGCATCATCTCTTGCATTTGCTCTCTAAACTCTAATTGTACCTGTTCTTGAGCCATAATTGATATGTGTTCTAAAATATTTTTTTGTATTGCAGCCATAATTGCAGGATTATTTCTTACCATGTTGGTTGACATGAAATTTAAGTGTGCAGTTATATGTGCTTGATGGTCTTGACCAGGAAAAGCTTGGAATGGTTTGCCTGCTAAAGCATTTATATGCTCCATACTTGGGTCCATTGGTGCGTTTGGTGCAGGTGGTGGTAAAACAGCATCTATATTTTTTACACCAATTGCTTCGTACATGTTTCTGTATATTTGATACAGGTTATGTAGCTGTGGTTGCGATGTTGCAAGTTGTAATTGTGTTTGTGCCATCGTAACTCTTTGTGACATTGAAAAAATATTTGGATCTGCAACTGGTATTACATCTATTCTGTCATCAAAATCAGATTGTTTGACATTTCTTTGACCACCAACGACATCATATGGATACTCAGGTGGTAGATATTGTGAAACAACTTTTGCTAAAATTTTAAATTCATCTTTCATTGCAGCATAACATCTTTTGTGTATTGCAGACATAACTCTAGATCCTCTTTCAAGAAGAGCAATTGTTGTGCCTACAGCTGCATTTTGTTTTGTATCACCAACTTGCATGTCAGCAATTGCTGCAAATCTTTGACCTGCTTGAACCACAACACCAAGTAATTGTAATAATGTTGGTGATGGTTCTTTGTATGGTAATGGAAAGAAAGCATCTCTTAAACTACCGCCTGGTGCATCTACATCTTTAAATTCACCTGGCTGTATTGGTGATGCTTCATCTCTAACTCTTACGCCTCTTTGTTTAAATCCTGCAGGTAAGTTTGCTAATGTTCCTGCATCTAGCAACTGACGGAGAGCCGTAGTTGCAGTACGGCTCAATCCGCCAATCATGTGAATGAGTCCAAAGCCATAAAATCCAAGTCCTGGCAGAAATTTGAAATGGACAAAGTATTGGATCTTATTTTTCTTTAGATCATTGGGCGCATAGTTCCTTCTAATAGAAAGAACTGTTCGGCTACCTTCTTCTACAGTTACTATGTAGGGTAATTTTATTCCTGTCGGCTCATTGTTTTCATCGACATCTTCAAAACCTTCTAAGTCTAAATTAACATGACACTCTAACAAAGTGTAAATTGATTCTGGTTTACCAGATTTTTTTGTGCCATCTAATTCTCTTTCTTTTTTTTCAACATCATTTTTTTCTACGTTGGCAGGTGGTCCTAAATCTACATCAACATAAAAACCGTTTACTTGTTGTTTACGTAACTCGTTCTCTGACATTTTAATTACGTGTATTACTGATTCCGCATCATCCAAACTTGTTGCTGTGTATGGCACAACTAATTCATCTGCAGGTACAAATTTAGATACGACTCTACCCATGGGCACGTCATAATAAACTTTTTTAAATGTAGAACCTGCAAGTGGTAAATGAAAAAGCATAGAGTCAAACTCTGCTTCATACTCTTTCATTTCATCCATTT